TAAAGATGATATAAAGTACCCAGGATTAACAAGAGCTGAGATATTCAAAAAAGTACTACCTACTAAATTTGAGTATGTTAGTGAGAAAGATTTCAATGAAAGTACTACTAAAAAAGCACACTTATGTGATCCATACTCTAGTAATATGGAAGGTAAGGACTACGTGACAATGTTTGCAGATACTAAAGACGTAGTCAGCTTAGATAGTAAGTATAATACAGAGTATGATCTGCTAGACCCATACGATGGTATGTATGGATGTAAAAATGTGGTATACACAGAGTCAACTACAGATAATGATGGTAATACCGTACCAGGGTACACTACTATAACATATAGATACTTCGAGATAGATGCGGAGTGGTTAAGATCCCTTAGTCCACAAGAAATTGCTATAGTATTCACTATGGGACTAGACTTAGATACTGTAATGAAAAATGTATGTGAATTTGACACATTGATAACAATAATAATCATAGTTGTAGCTACTTATTTTGGATGTACAGGCTGTAGCACATGGTTATGGGCAATGGCCATAGCAGGAGCAGCAATATCAATAGGTGTAGTTACAGGAGCATTCGGTAACGGGAAACGAGCTAGGAATGCTCAGATAGTGGCTGCACTACTTAGCCTAGGCAGTAGCTACGCTAGCTTTATGAGTAAGGCTGCTACTACAACATCAGTAGTAGCGTTTGCAATATCAATAGCTAATACAGTATTACAAGTACAAGCAAGTATAGATGCGTATAAGTTTACTAGTACTATGGAAGCTAGGCAGAAGGAGCTAGACGATACAACAGAGGATGCTGAACTGTATGAATCAAAATTCAGGTTCATGTATGGTGATAGCTATGAATATGCACTGCGAGAATGCGAGAGAGATCCTTATGAAGAAGTAGCATCTCAATATGACGAGTTCTCCAACTATGGCTATATGGATGGTATCCTATAAGGATATGCTAAGTAGAATTATAGTAGACTAGTAAATACAAATAAAAGGACACAACATGGCTACATATATAGATAAGTATGGGAACATAGTACACGGTAGTACTATAGAAGGTATGACACGTCAAAACTTCGAGACTAGTTTTGATGCTAATGAAATTAATAGATTTAAGACTAATAACCCAAAATGGACTACTAGTAAGTACCAATCAGCACCAGTAAACACTTCTGCACAAGGACTAGCTGCCACTAATACAAATATTAGTAATGGTCCGTCATCCCCAAGTTATGCAAGTTCTATGTTAGCTCAGCAAGATATGGACTTCGCAAGTAATGGTAATGGCACATATAGTATGCAAGACCTATCAGCTGCTACATCTGCTACACAAGAGTCATTAGGTGGACTAGCTACCACTAAAAAAGAGAGTGGAGATGGCAAGTTCTTAGGTATGGGTAACGAGGGTTGGAAAAACATACTAGGTGCAGGGCAACTAGCATTAGGATTAGCATCATACTTTGATAATAAGAAAATAAATAAGAAGAAGATGGAAGTTATGGATCAGAATTTATTAGCATCAAGAGATGATTTAAAGGCTACACAAAACTATAGAAAAGCATACGGAGCATAATATGGGATTTAGTGGACCAGAATTAATACCAGTAGGTAGTTTTATACAAGCGGACAGAAGTCTGCAAGCTGCTCTGCAGAATACACAACAAATACTTGCTAATAATCAGACACGTTCTGACGAAGAAGCTAGATATGCCTCTGAACAAAAGCATAGACTAGCCAGAGAACAAGAAATGGATCTTAGATATGAGAATCAACAAGTATTAGCTACTACTAAGTATGGAGATCAGCAGACAAGATTAGCTCAACAAGATGCTATACTAGCTGACAAGAGAGCCAAAGATGCCGCCACTGAAGCTAGGGAAAATTATACACTAGAAATACTTGCTAAAGCTAACACATTGCCACATGCTAAGAGAGCTAAGTTTATAGAAGATAGTCAAAAAGGCTCTGGTGGGTTTATACTTGACAAAACCACGTATAATCCGTACACTAAGCTATTTGATAGGCCAAAAATAGCAGCATATGGCGGTAACTACTATTCTAAAGTAGATCCTGCTACTGGTATTGTACAGAAAGTAAAAGCTAAGGATCCTATACAGGCTCAGACACTTATTGATAATGGGTTTAAGCTGGGCTCATTCACTACTCCTAAAGGAAGTACTGGTGGATATACAGGTAAGAAAGGTACAAATAACTTGAATAAAGGTTATGATGATATAATGAAAGACCTAGCCACTAACCCTATAGATGCTAACTTATTTGGCGCAAGTATATTTGGAAAAGATGACACACAGGAAGCAATGGGCTGGGCTAAATACGCAAAAGCTGCTAATGTACCTGCACAAGTTATAAAAGATATAATGTACTCTGTTAGGGCTGAAGACGGAGACCAGGAACTAGGGGTTAATCAATTAAACGCATATGGTCCCAAAGTGCTGAGCAGTAATGGAGATAGAATAGCATTTGGTGATGCACTAAATGATGCTAAGAAAAGTGGTATGGAGATTATATTAGATCCTAAGAAAGGCTATATACTATCCGATCCACTTCCTAAAAAGAAGCCCATACTTCCTAAGAATACTTCAAAAGGAGTAACTACCCCAGGTGCACCAAATAATATGCACTTGGAAGGACCAAAACCTACTAAGCCGGGATACCTATCACCTGCTGAAATGGATACACTGAATGAGCAGCTTGGTGATGCTCCACTAGAGGATATGTCAGTTATGTTCGTTCCCGTTGGTAGACCTGTGCAGACTGGTATAAAAGCTGCAAGCAAACTACTGGGTGGTAAGACAGTGAAGCAGCTTGATAAAGTTAGAGGGATTACCAGAGGTGACGGATTTGTTACTAAAGGGAGTACAGCTATTTTATCAGGAGGTAGTAAAGGATCAGCTAGGGAACAACTGTTTAAAAGAATAAGTAATGAAATAGGAGCTATTGCTTCTAAAAAAGACATATCATTTTCTGATATAAAAAGGCTAAGAGACTTGCAGTCTAAATACCCTAGTATGGAAGATGCTATTGGAAAAATTCTAGGTAAGTTCAAGTAACCTCACTTTAAGCCTATATGTGCTAATATAGTATATAAAATACCTATAAAGGCACATAAATGGCAACACTATTTGATACTCCTGAGTTTTCACAGGAACCTAATAAAGCAGACGTACTGGCACAAGCTAAACAAGATAAGGTAGCTAGGCTAGAACCACACCTTGCTAATACTAAAACTGCACTGGACCTACAGACTGAATTATCTTCTGCAGTTGATAAACAAATACATACTAGACCAGATGGTACTAAGTTTCAATATGATTTTCAAACATTAAATGAAGATGGCACATATGCTGATCCATCAGTAGAGATAGACTATACGGATACTAATAGATGGGGGAAAGCTAACACTCGTAACCTCTATATAGACAACACAAGAGAAGGGAATTATAAACTAGGACTTGCTAGAAGTGATAATAGTGATCCATTCCTTAATAGATATATGGATAAGAGAGCATATGGTAGCTATGATGGCAGACCAGGAGTTAGGGGAGTTACGCCACAAGATGGGGCATTATTAGACATAGAGCTGCCATATGATACTGCGACTCAACTAGAGTATAACGTGCATTCAAACAAAGGCCAAATAAACAATAGAGTCGCTGGTGTTACTATTCCAGAGATAGATAAAAATAGAGCTGATTTCGGACCTGGAATTAGTGAGTATACTACTCCTAATGCTCCTATGTGGAATATAGACTATAAGATAAAGAAAGATTTATTACCAAATAATGCTTATATGCCACATGTTGTAGATGGTAAGGCAAGTGGATATACACCTGTTTTAACTAAGATGGCTGATCAAGTTACAGACCCGTTAAAAATGAATAACTTATTTGATAGTCCAGATGATGGTACTGTTGGCGAATTAATTGATAATTCCCAATCAAGCATAGTTAGTACATTTGCTAGTGCTGGTCATCAATTATTAGATGTTATTACTCCGAAAGAGTATGAAGATGCTCCATGGTTTAAGGCAGTTAGTAAGTTTACTAAAGATTGGTCTAATACTGATAAGACAGATAAAGTATTTGGTGTTAATCAAAGAAATAAGAGAATTGCTAATAAAGAGCTACAAGATATTACTGAGAAAGAGTATGACTCTGAAATTGATAGATTAACAGATACTATATTCAGCTCATTAAAGCACTTAGATGTGCATATTGGGCAGTCAATGGGTACTATGACAATGATTGCTATCCCATATGCTGGTATACCGTTAGCTACATTAGAGAGAACTGGTAAGAGATATGATGACTACAAAGCTAAATATGGTAAAGAGCCATCAGATGAATGGGTATTAAAGTCTGCTTCTGCTGATTTAGCTACTATGGCTGCTGAGAAGTTATTTTTAAAGACTGTAGGAAAGTCATTTACTGCTACTACTAAGTCACAAAAAGTAGGTACTGCTGTAGTTGGTGCTGGTTATGAGGGTGCTCAGGAAGTTGCAGAGAATAAAGTAGACAAAGCTCTTATGAATAAAGAAGAGACTACATTTGAAGATGAGTTTACATCATGGGATGCAAGTGATACTGTATCAGCTGGGACTGGGCTTAGTATGGGTGGTGCTATGGCAGGTGGCGGTGCTGCCCTTGGTACCATTACACCTACTAACGTAGGCAAAGTTATAGATAAAGTGCAAGAAGCCACACCTAGTAGACCTAAGGCTGATATAGGCCAAACTGAGAAAGATAACATAGCTAAAGCAGCTATCAACATGCCTGATGATGAAATACTTCCTATGGACCAACTACATAATATGGAAGCTTCTGTAGAGGATATTAAAGGACATAAGGATTATGCTGCAGCTGTTGCTAAAGTTACTAGAATGAAAGCTAATGTTGCTAAAGCCATGGAAGAAATGGATACTGCTGCACTTACTAAGACACTTGGGTCTAAAGCTATGGTTGAAGATGCTATAGATGATGCATTAGGTGCTGGTAATGGTATAATACCCACTACACTAGAAGCCAAGTTAAGAGAAGTAGCTGGTGAATATGGTATCACTGCTGAACACTTTGATAAGATCGTAAAAGATTATGATGCTGTAGAACTCGAGGCTACTAAGTCAGTTGGAGGGTATAAAACCTATGGTAAGGCTGCAATTAGTATACTAAACTCTGTTGAGCCAGATCCTAGAAAAGTGGAGAAGCTAGTAGGTAAATTAGAGAAGTTTAGAAAGAGTCAGGCAAAGTTCTTAGCTGAAGGTAGTAGTTTAATAGATGATGTAGAAGCATCAATTAATGACTATAATAAAGATGTGCTTAAAGGGCTTCCTGGAGGAGCTATCAAAGGACAATATAAAGCTAAGATAGGTAATAATGAGTTCAAAGTAAATACTGAGACATATACTAAGAAAGGTAAGACTTTATATAGAATACAAGATGCTAGTAGAAAGATATTAGAAGCTAAAGAAAGGAATATAGCAGGTATTGATAAGCAGTTAACTAGAATTGCTACTGAGCTCAAAGAGAAGGGGATTAAATCTGCTGCCGATAGTGATGTAGTAGTTGATACTGAGATTGCTAAAGTACCTAAAGCTGTTAAGAAGAGTATAAAGATATTAACAAAGGATATTAACGTAGACGGTGCCAAGATACTTCATGTTGGTAAGGATACTAAAGAGATCAATGTTCTTAGAGAGCAATCTCCAGAAGTATTCAATACTAGTGGCGCTAAGAGAGTTGTATTAAATCTACCTGCCCTTCCAGATACACAAACTGGTAAAAACCAACTTAACAAGATACTTAATGAGCTAAAGGAAGGTGAATTAGGTAAAACTATAAATCAATTAAAAGCTGATGGGGTTACTATCACACTTAGAGGTAGAAATGTAGGGCCTAAAGTTAAGCATGGTAAAGGTACTGAAACATTGTACGGAAAGATAAGAGCATACCTGGGCAATAGTTATGAAGGATCACCTAAGTATACTCATAATGGGGATAATGTTACATTTATCAATGATTCTGATGCTAAGAAATCGAGAGATGAGAAGACACTAGACAAGAAAACCAAGGTAGAAGCTAAGGCTAAAAGTGATGCTATTAAAGATAAAATATACTCTCAATGGGTTGATAAAGGTGAAAGTGTACTTAATGGAGATTTATCAGGTATCACTACATTTGATGGTAGAGATAAAGATAAGAAAATATTACTTAAGACACATTTTGAAAACACTTACAAAGCACAGCAAAAAGAAGTTACTACATTAGTTAATGCTTTAAGCAGGCTAGGAGCACATAGAGAGCTTCTTAAAGAAGATGATGGTACAGATAATGGGGATAAGATAATTGCAACTGCAAAGAAAGAAAAAATTATACATGATAAGCTTAAAAAATACCCTACAAAGTTAGTTGAAGGTGTTGTAGAAGGTATTAAGAAAGCTGAAATGAATAAGGATAAAACAACAGCACATGTTATAAATATTGCTAAGCTTAGACAGGAGCTAACTCTATTAACTGATGAGGATTTAATAAATGCTGTTGAAACTAAGATACAAGAAGAGCTTTATGAGTTGAGTAAGTTAACTAATGACTATAATGCTGTAGAAACTTCTATAGAAGACACTAAAGCTAAGGGCTTAAAGCAATTGTACCAATACATCCCTAAAGGCAGTAAATCTATGGACGAGAGAGTTGCTACTACTAAGGCTAAAGCTGAGAAAGCTAAAATGGAAGGAACTACTGTATTTACTCCTATAATGAACTTGAAAGACCTGGTAAAAAGTACTTCTAGTGATACATTAAACACTGTTCCAGTTGATATGATGTTCAATAGTGAATATACAGATATAACATCTGCTGATTATGTGGCAGATATGGTAGATTTCATAGATAAACATATTACAGAAGCGGATGGTACAACATTTGGTACAGGGGATACAGCTACAGTAGTCACTGGCGAGCAGTACACTGCAATGGACTCACCTGCTACTTACCTTCTTAAGAATGCTGATGGGTCTGTTAACACTAATATAGTAATGGCTATGAAGCTTGCATTAGATGAGTATATATCTATTAATGGAAAGAACCTATCTGCTAGTGGTAAGTCAGCTGATGACTTAGCTAGAATGCTAGGTATCCACGAGAGTGCTGTAACTAGAGAAATGATAGAAGGCTTTGGTGATAAAGGTACATTCAAGAAGACATTAGCTAATGATATAGGTAAAGCGATAACTACTAAGATAGGGCTTAAAGCTACTAAGAAAGGTAAGACTCAATTTGCTAGGCTACAAGCTGAATTAGGGCATATTGCTATACTTGCTAACACTGGTAAGGGTAAATTACTCGAAGAAGTGTCTATGACTACTAAAGAGTACGCCAAGCTTACTGGTAGTAAACCGGCAGATAATGATGCCAAAGTAATATTTATCAGAGAGAATCTTGTTGAGGGTAAAGTATCTAATGAATGGGATAATACAAAAGATACATATGAAAAAGTTAGTAGTATTATACAAGATAGTCCAGTGTTTAGGAAAGAACCTAGTAGAAAACCTATACCAGAGAGTAAGAGAAGATACATTAAAGATGGCGTATCTAAAGATTCTACAGGGTTACAGATACCTACTGGTAAAAAAGATGGTCAAATTAGTCCTAAAGAAGCACTAGATAACCTATCAGATACTAAATGGAAGAGTAATACAAAAATAATAAAGCAAGTACTTAGTATGGATAGACAGGCATTATATAAATGGTTAGGGTATGTGGATCCTGATGGTATGAAAAAACTTAGCCATTATGATAAAGCTGCCCAAGACTCAGTTAATAGAGATATAGAGAAATCTGTGGATGAGTTACAGAAGATATTAGATGATGATGTTAAAGGGGATGGATTAATAGTATACTTTGACTGGTTTTACTCTAAAAATGGTAGATATATGATGGATAGTAATACTATAAACCCACAAACTGATAAACTACACAGATTCCTAATTACCCCAGAGGCACATGAGTTAGTATATAAAGTAGGTAAGAATAGATCTATGATAGTTGATGGTAAAGATGTAACTGACATGGTTAACTATGCATTAGCACAAGCTATGGGGTTTGCAACTGATAAGAAGAATACTAAGAAAGTACAAGGAGTTGGTAATGCTCTACGTAATGTTACTAAGAAAGAGCTAGTAGCTATTAAGAAGAAAGTACTTAGTGGTGAAGATATAGAGATAGCTGGTGTTGAATTGGAAATAGAACACATATCACATGCACTACAGGCCCTTGATATGATGGAGCAGCTAGTTAATGGTGATATAGTTACAAGTTCATTAAGTGCCGAATTTGATGCCGTTACTAGTGGATTTGGTCTAAAGTTAATGCAGATGCCAATTATTAAAGATATTAGAATGTGGCTTGAAAAAGTAGGTGTATTTAGTAAAGATAGTAAGAATGTACTACCTAGTATGAACGATATACTAGATCAAGAGCATTTCTTTGATAGTTACCAAACACTTGCTAAAGAGGTTAAAGTTAATGATGATAGTATGGAGAAAGCTATAAAGGCAAAGGCTAAGGAAGAAAAACACAGTCCTATTGGTATATTACTTAGCAATAAGCCAGAAAAGATAGTTAAAGAGTACTTTGATGTATTTGCTGATGTTATGCCTGGAGTAGCTGAAGATGGTTCTGTAAGTGGTGCACTAAGATCCTTATTTAAGGAGCCATTTATGACATTTAACTATAGTGCTGGTATCAAATCAATTAGAAAGGCACTATCTGGTAACCTTACAGGAAGTATAGTTGCACAGTTACTTAATGGTAAGATAGATAAGAAATCTAAATTAGCCAAACATCTTGTTAAAATTGTAGCTGATGTTAATACATTTAAGGAACTGAAGGCTGTGCTAAGAGAAAAACAACTATATACTATAAAAACCAGTACAGGTGTTAGCCTTGATAAGTACTTAAATATGATGATGGATATAAGTTTTGGGCATAAAGTTGAAGAGATTATGACAAAAAACTTTGAAGAATTTATAGCAGCTCATAAGGTTATAAATGATGCCTTCAAGACTATGTTTAAGTCATTCAAGGTACAGTATGATATGGAAGTACAAAAACTAGATGAAGTAACTGATGAAGCTAAGCTTGATATCATTGCTGGACTTAGGACTCAATTTCCTTTAATTAAAGGCCCTATGGCTAGTGATTTAGATGAAGGTGTTGGTATATATGACACTAAGAGTACAACTCCATTAGATGGTACTCGTAAAGTAGTCCCTGCACAAACTAGAGTAGACGGTACACAGAAAAAGATTAGATTTATGATTAGAGATTTTGAAGCAGCTATGAGTGCTGGATCAGTTGTACCTATTCACTACATAGATGGGGCTATAATGGCTCAAGTACTAGGTGGTAGTGACATTGTGGCAATCCATGATGCGATTATACCTCCGTTAAATAAAGCTAAAGAAGATATAACTAAGTATAATGAGAATATGTTTAGGATAGGGCAAAACTATAGCTTTATAGATGAGATCTCTGAGATGATGAGCAGAATAAATACTCCTTCTGATGCGGATGCTAAGAGGTATGCTAAAGTTGTAGTTAGAAAAAGATATGATGAAGATTCTAAGAAAATGGTAGAAGTTAACTTACTGCAAGCTATACGAGAAGATTCAAAAGCTGTTAAAGAGCTGGCAAATACTGTTAAAAAGGCTAGGCAGCAGGTTATAGGAGGGCTATCTGAGGAAGGTGTTAAAGTAGGTCACATGGCTGGTGTTCCAGGGAGTATGTGGGAATCAAATAACACTGCAGAAACTGACACCCCATTTCAGCATATGACTAGTATGCCAAATACTGATCAGATACTATTCAATGAGATAAAAGACAGATTAGCTGAAGTATTTCCTACAATAAAAGTAGAACAGTTTAATAATGCTGTAGATAAATATGGTGAGGAAATAATAGGTAAAGCTATAGAAGATATAGTGTACTATGACCCAAATAAAGCAGGATTAGATACATTACCACACGAGTATGCACATGTATATATTGATTTATTGGAAAGAACCCCATTTGTAAACAACTTAATAGATAGAGTAGCTACTACTGATAAAATAAGTAGATATAAAGCTAAGGAAAAAATTGTTACAGCTATGGGTGAAAACTATGTAAAATTAGCCAAAGGTGATGATATAGGTATCACTAAAAACCTTATAGATAAACTATGGCAGTTAGTAAAGAAATTACTAGGAAATGATAAAGTAATTACTATAGTACAAGATATAGAAGGACTCTCAAAGAGATTTTATGAAGGTGTAAACAAAGATGTTATGGATTTTAACAGCTTTCATAATAATATGCAAGCCACTTCAAAGAACAATGATGTTATAATATCGTCAGAAGAAATAGATGAGATCTTCAGTAGTAAAACTGCCGAAGGTACTTGTAAATAAGGATAGTAATGAGCTGTATAGATAATAGACACTATGATACATTCAAAGAAACTCAACGTAGGGTAAGAGAGAAGTACCCTACAATGACAGACGATGAAGTTAACACTAAAGTAGCCAAAACTTGGGTTGAATGGAAAAATGTCCCTATGAATAAAACTGAGAAGGATATATACAAATCAATCGCTAAAGACGGCGTGTTTATAGGGCACATCAAAGGCACTAAACAAAAACAGATTGTAGAGCCTATAGTGGCTGTAAGAATGCGTAATGGGCACACTACGGTGTATCTAGCAAATGACACTAACTACACATTCAAGTATGGTAGTGGTGAAAGTATGAAGACAGCTAAAGGTATGATAGTAACTAGTGCGTTGGTCAGAGATGCTATACCGGCAAATAAAGTATTGGGGTCGACACCTAAGAATACAAAGTTAGATGTAAGTACCTTCACTAAATATGAAGGTAAACTACACGGTGATATAGACGCTATGAAACAGTTTGTTGATCAATTAAATGAAATGGATAATAATATAGAATCAGATGAGAATATAGCTGAATTAAAAAGCCTTCTGGATATGCTAGATCCTACTATGATGGGTAAGTTCAAGACATACTATAAAGAAGGTACATTAGACACACATGGAGCTATCAGTGGTAAGCGGATAGCAATTAGTATATCAGGGAATCATAATAGTGGGAAGTCCGCAGCTGAAGTATATGTGCATGAGGTAATTCACAGCTACACAATGGCAGCTATAGCTATGGCAGCAGCAGGGGATGTAAAAGCTAGGAAGATTGTTAGACAATTAGAAACACTTATGAATACTGCACATACTGCACTTAAGAAAGATGGGAGTGTAGACAAAGAAACAATGAAATATATGTTCGAGAGTGAGCACTCATTAGACGAATTTATAGCACATACACTTACTAATAAGAAGGTAAGAGATCTATTAAAGACTGTAGATGTCTCTAAGAGTAGAGAGCATAATGGTATAGTAGATACTATTAAGGCGTTATTCAAAACAATTCTTGATATAATAAGTGGAAACTACAGTTTAGAGAATATGAAAAGTAATGTATATGATGCTACATTAACCCTATCTATGAGGCTAGCAGAAAGTAATAACCATAATATACAAAAAGCTAAGAGTAATGAAAGTTTGCCTAGTAGAGTATGGGAAGCGTTTACAGCATTTGATGAAGATGTGCTGGGGAGGAAACTTATAGAACTTAAGGACAAAGTGTTTACTGATGTAAAGTTACCAGATATTCCAGATTCACTTCCAGGAAAGGTAATGTGGTATGTTAAGGCAGTAGTCAAGACAGCTACTGTACCAGGTTATAGAAACCAAGCATCTAAGATAGCATCCACATGGGGAATGGGCCCAGATGGGACAATACAAACACTTATGAGAGATTTCTTTGACCAGGATGCACTGGAAAGAGAAGTAGACTGGACTGCGTTACAATCAGATAGAATAGATAGTGGTAGAAATGACTTGAAGTCAGCTACAGCATTTAGTATATTTAAGGGGTTTGATGGTAAGTTAGAAACTGAAGATGATGTTGCACTTAAAAAGGTAATAGTTGATACTGAGTTACAGAGCATATATAACACAAAAAAATACTCAAGATCTGATATAGTAGAGATACTAGAAAACGAGAAAGCTTTAGAGACTAAGATAGGTAGAGTAAAAGCTAGGATAAAGAAGCACAATGCGAAGGGGTATAATTACCTGGTTAATCAAGCTACAGGATTAGGGTACTTTATGGCAACTGGTAAAATTCATATTGCACAGAATACAAATACTATTAACATAGCTAGTGGGATACTGACTAGTGAAAGAGTAGGTAAGAGAGGCCAGGAGTTCTACGCACTAGTCGCTGCGTTGGACGAGTTAGCTACACTTACAGCATTAAAACACACAGATAGTCACCATAAAAAGAGTGTAAGCGCATTAATCAAGGCACAGAGTAAAGGTGTAGATAATGTAGTCGCACTTGCGAAGTTAAACAAGGGTATAGCTAAGAATACAGTATTTGAAGGGAATAAGACCCATATGATACAAGGGTATAGTAAAGAGCTATTTGATGATAGAATAACTATGGAGATAGCTGAAGTAAGTGATAAGGCTGATATGGAGAAAAAGGGATATAGATTAGTTAAAAAACTAAAGAACCACTCTACTGAAAGAGCAGATGCTCCAAAGATGGCCATGTATATCAATGAAAGCTTTAGTACTGGTGAATGGCATAGAGGAGCTACTAGGTTGACTAAGCTAAGTAGGAAAGGTACTTCACTTAAAGCAGTCTATGGTGGGACTGATGATCAATTTAGTAAGATTAAGCACAGAACAGTAAAAGTTAAGTTAGATAAACAAAGATATGAGATAATGGCTAAGATGAAATCTGGTGAACTAGATGTAACTAAGTTAGATTATGGAATGGGTGCTGTATTGAATGAGGATGGTCAAGTTGTTGATTATAGGTATATGATGCCAAAGGTCGATAAAGAGAGATACTTAGGGACAGATAATAAAATTAGTGAGGTATTACCGGCTACCAGAGCTAGTACATATGATAAAGAAAACACAGCTATACATAATGAAGATGTATTGAAGTTAATTATAGACGATGCTAAAGAGAATTATGTACATAAAAGTGTTACAGGGAAGAACGATAAAATGTACACACTGATACATCCAGATAGTACTGATAAGAGAATTAAAGAGTTATGGGAGATAATGCCTGCAAGCTTTAAAAAAGCAGCTAGAGATAGTAAGTATAAAGGATTACCTGTAAGAACAGATTTAATGGGAACATATTTTGGGTATAGACACTTGAGCATTACAGACTTCCCAGGTATGGAAAAGTTTACACCAGCAGTAGTTAGAAATTTCATTAGAATAGCTGAAACCATGTGGGTGGAGTTTATAAAGATCGTTAAGGTTGATATATTAATTAAAGTCCCAGCAGTCATAGTAGGTAATATTATATCTAATGCTGCGTATGCAGTTATGACAGGTACAAACCCATTAGAGTTGATAAAGCACTATACTGAGAGCACTAGAGATGCTAGGGCATATATTAAGGACCATAGAGAGTTAGTTAAGCTTATGGAAGCTAAGAATAGTGGTAATAAGTTAGGATTAGACATCAGTAAGTTACCATTATTAGAGAAGAGACTAAAGAACAATCCAATACATGAGTTGGCTGAAAGTGGTGTATATCAAGCTATTGTAGAGGATATAAGCCACTCAGAGTTTGAGAGTACAAATAAGCTAAAAGCCTTATATAATGAAAAAGCTAAGAAAATGCCTAAAGCTATTAAGACTGGATTGAATTGGTTATTCTTAACTGAAGAGACAGGGGTGTATAAATTTTCTGCTGAGGTACTACAAATAAGTGACTTAGTAGCTAGAGACGTTGAGAATAGGAAGTTAAAAGCACTAGAAGTAAGTCAACTAACTGGTAAGAGACCTATGCCTACATGGTGGGACAAAGAAATGGAAAAACCAGGTGGTAGGAGTGGAATTCCTAAAGGGCCTCTTCGTAAGAGATTTCTAGAAGAATCTAAGAAAAGAAGATTAGATACAGTACTTAATGCATTCATTAATTATAATAAAATAAGTGGTTCTAAGGAAGAATACCTTAATAGAATGGGTTTAATTATGTTTACAAAATATGCTAAGAGAATTCAAAAAGTAATTGCTAATACTAGTACTAAGTACCCTCTTAAGTCATTAGGAATGTTATTAGGGCAATCATATATATATGACTTTGAGACTATACAAGACCAACAAGTAGTTACAAGAAGTTGGTATAACCTAGGTCTTGGAAATGGTGATATTGTGCCAGGGCTGAGTCCATTTACGCACATAATGAACGTATTGGAGCCAGCACTGATACAACCATCAACCTACAGATTCTAATGATTTAAAAACCTGGTAGGCAATGAATATAAATGTAGATACAGCTAATACTATACCGGTTAGATAACCAAAGTATAGTATAGCGACTATTATCGCAATTAGTATTACGACTATTACTGCAGTAGCAACTGCTTTGAGAAGGTTACCTATCATTAGGTGTTGCCCTTCGTTTAAACTCTTGAAAGAATCCGTTTGTTCCAGAGAAAAACTTTGGTGGACTCGCCATGAGATATATGCTAATGAACATTGATGCTATTGTACCTACAACTAGTCCAGCATACGAGCCACTAAATACAAAAGTGACTATTATTAATAGTAAACTATCAAATATAGCGTCCTCAATACGTTTACGTTCAAATTTCATCTTTATTATGATGATGTTCACAGCAACTACTAGCCCGATTACTAAGAATTCCATGTATGTCCTTTGTTACTGCTTAGCTATGATGTAGTTTGCTTTATAGAGTGTTGAAGGATACTGATTACGATTCTTCTGCCACTTCTCACCTGTTATGTTCCCACCCTGTATCTTCCATTTTAAGGCTTGCTCAGGGTCTTGCTTACGTGAGGAGATTTCAGCTACTGTTTCCTCCATACATTTAGTAAAGTCATAGCCCATGCTATCGATTATAGTTTTACTATAATTGATTATAGACTCATAGCATGCTATCCTATCAGATGACTCTAATTTACCTATATCTATGAGTATATTATAGATATTATAAGGGTAGATAGGATAGTGAGGATATATAGTAACTTTATCTTTGCCTAAGTAAGATAAAGCATTTACACTAAATACAACTATATCACATAAAGCGTCAATTGAGTCATGCTCAGTTTCTGCTCTTAAGTACTCTGTGCACTCTTCTAATAGATTAGATACTTCAGTCTTAAGTACATAAGTCCTTTTGTTAAACCCACGTTCTGCTCGCCATGACTTAAGCTTTACTACCCAGCTCATTGTACACTATCTTCAAACAAGTACTTATGATCTTCTGGAAGTGATCCAAACATAGCGTGAGCTAGTTCTCGTATGTCCCAGTGAGCACTTTTAGATGTTCTAAGAGCTAAGAAGTGTTGAATTGCCTGTGCATTCATAGACACTTGGAAGGTGTAGTCATAGGCCTGTGGAAGTAACATTGCTATATCATCATCTGCAGCACCTCTTTCTATAGCAGCTATTACTATGTCATAAATTATTGCTAGATCTTTATTGATTGCTTCATCCTTAGTAAGAGTGAATGTCATAGAATCTCTCAGTTTAGATGTAGTATACCTGCTTGATTGAACACTGAAGTCTACACCAGCTTTATGTCGTGTAAAGGCTAATAATGTCTTAGTAGAAGCTGTACATTCGAAAATGTATAAACTATGACGTAAGACTGAACTGTGCTTGTTCTTATTAGCAATTCGGTCTATCAGGGCTAAGTCTTTTGGACCCATAGAGTCTGACTTATCCTGACTAGCCCAGCACATCCTAATACCATCTTTGATAAAATCAAGTGGTGTGTGATGTAACAATGTTACTTTCATTATTATTCCTTATTTATGGTATTCCTCATACCAACTTTTCTGCACCCAATAATTTAGATACAGGCTTAATGCTCCTACTACGATAAAATGGTAAGGCTATTATATAAAATTGACTACAGCTCAAATAAACATTCCTCATCTTTGGTTTCTGAGTCCTTAGATTGTCTCTTAAGAACTTCATCTGAGAATGTTAGGCATAACTCATCAATACGCTCAGCTAAGTAAGGGGTGAAATCATCGTATCCCTTATCCTTAATTGTCATATGTTCAAGAGCTGTACTAATGTATCTAGTATCCAGCATAAGTATATGCCCAATCAGTTACTGTGCCATCCTGTTTAGAGTTGTCTAGCTCATAATGAAACTGTATAGCAGGTTTACATTCAGATATGTGGGTATCAGTAGTCTCAGACTCTTTACCTTGTACATATACTGTTGTAACCTCTACATCATCCATTGCTTTAATGACATTGTACTCATCAATGAATCTAAAATCTGCAAAGATAATAACTTCTTCAGATGCTTCTTGTATAATATCTCTTGCTAAGTACGCCCATACATTGTCACCGAAAATCGGCTTCATAGCTTCAGTACCAAATCGCTGTAGTATAGTACGGAAATCAGTAGTTAGACCATGATCCCCATCAACCATATCTACTAGGCTTAGCTTGAATCTTGCATTAGCATTCTTATAGTCATCTAGTTCACTTAATGTGATATTAAATGTCTTAGAGATAATACACTTCATAGGAGCTGCAAATGAATGTATTCTGACAGATTTTCCTACTGTTTCAAAGGCTTCCTTAAGAGCTGATGCTGTGAAATCTTTACCTGATCGTTTCAGACCATTGATTAAAATTACTTCTTTACTCATACTTCAAATCCTTTAAAGTTATCAAATCTGTCCAAATCATTGACTACTTGTCCAAGTTGATAACTAATGTTATCAATCTCTTGGAGAGCTGCTGTTTTGTTGTTGATGTTTCTATACTCATCGAACCACACTTCTATATCATTCTTCACTACATTGTGTACTTCTGGAAGTTTGATTTCTTTACGTCGTCTATCTCCCCAGTATTCAATAAAGTGATGGCATATTGCTTGGTTAAATCCAGGACACTCACCATCTTCTAAAAGATAGTCAGCCCATGCCTTCTCACGAGTTATTACATCCGTGAATTGCTTTTCAGCCATTTCATCAAACCAGCCAGATTCAAATAGATGTTTATACCCTACAGATTTACGTAACTTATTAATTACGTTAGATCCTGTAGAGGTATGTACAACCATCTCATCTGTTGCTATCTTAATCAGTAATTGAGAGAACCCTTGTGCAATATTTCCGTAGCCTCTGTTAAGAGTCCATGATGTGAAGAATGAGAACGGGAATTTAATCCCTTCAAGCAAGAATACAGATACTAATGTTTCTAAATGCATCTTCTTATTCTCGTCTGTTTCTTCCCAACCACTCTCTACAGCTTTAATAAATCTAGTGGCTATTTCAGTCTCAGATGTAATTCTATCCTGGATCATAGGATCTGTATAGATTATATCTAAGAACTCCGTAGCTTTAGCACCAAATGCTTGTGTTACCCCAGAGCTGTACGACATTGCGTGTGTATGTTCCATTGTACCTATACGTGAGTATAGATACTTTAACCATGGGTCTGTTGCTATTGCTGAGAATGTAGGGAATACATCTGGCACAAATGAATCCACTACCGTTTGATAGGCTAGAGTCTTCTGGAACTTGCTTAGTGCATGTTCAGGAAACTCAGCCCACCTGTCCTGGCTGCACGATACAACATTCAGAAACCACACGTTAGACTCGTCAGTCTCAGCTAACTGCTTAAACTTAGGGTCGAAGGGTAGGTCAAGGCGGGCTAGATCATGTTCACCGAAGAACAGTTTAGATGGTCCTTCAGGTTTCTTAGTTAAGTTAATCATTTATTAAATCCTCTATTAAATGTTTAGCAGAAGGTAAATCCCTTCTGAAAGGTTTCAGCACTATCTTATATAACCATTCAGCTAGCTTCCGCATGAGTCACACCCTTCCTCTTCTAATTCGCCTTCCTCTGTTGGAGAGTAAGTGTAATAGATAGATTTCATACCTAGGTGCTCAGCATACATAATGTCTTGAATAACATCATGAGCTGAATTAGGGTTAGGGTATGCTAGTGATACAGACTGCCCCATACAGATAAATTTCTGTCTGATAGCAGCTAGTTCAATAGTGTCAGAGTTAGCTGTTCTAAATGTAGTTTGGTAGAACTCACGATTTTCTCGTAAGTTAGGTGCTACAAACGGCAGTGAGTATGTTCCCTCAGTAATTGTCTTAAGCTTCCTAGGCACATCTACACCAGGAGTTGCATTAATACATTGTCCTGATGTAGCTGTAGGAGCCACTGCTAGTAGATACTCATTACGGATACCGTATTGAAGAAGATCATCTCTAAGGCTGTCCCAGTCCATTAAGTACTCATAGTTTAGGTCAGAGTCTAGTCCACCTAAGATTGATATCTCATGTGGAAATACACCATCTGCCCACTTAGTGTCCTTAAATACTGGACATCTCCCTCTTTGCTTAGCTAGCTTTACTGAAGCTGCTATTGCATAGTATGAGATTTCCTCAAATACTTCATGAGTTAGCTTACGAGCACCTTCAGAATTCCAAAGTAATCTAGCTGAAGCTAGCATATTTGCATAGTTACTAACTCCAATACCTAGGTTACGATGTGTCATTGAGTGGTGCCTACCTAACGCATTAGAGTAAAATGAATTATCTATTGCGTTATCCATAGATCTTACAAGTAAGAACATAAAGCTACTTTTTTCAGATGGGCTCATAGATACCCACTTGATAAGGTTTACTGAAGATAGATTACATAAGGCCACATCCCCACTATATCTACGATCTAGGTAAACACCATTGTTTAATGATGTAATAAGATCGTCTTCTATATGTGTGATGGGCTTAAAGTTAGGCATATACTCCATACATAAGTTAGATTGTGTAATAACTCCGGATCCAATGTTTTGGATATTTGCGTTATCTGTAAAGAATGTGTAATTATTCGTTGTATTCGATAGTAGTCGTTAGCTACTACCCGTTCGCAGAGATTCTTCGGCTCGTGAACTGCTACATGTTACCATGCAGACTAGACTATATCATGACCTCATTGAGGTCCTTCCTGTTTCGAATCTACTTAGATTCTACTCCCTTTCGGGATAGTCGTTGGACGTTATTACGGCAAGTTTTATAAGAACAATCAGGTAATACACGCAGACCAGTGAGCCACGCATGGTCAAGGTTTTCCTGCTGTGTTACCCATTCCAGGTTGTCTAAACAATTGTTAGTTTTTACACCATCAATATGGTTTATCTGGAGTTGTGAGAAGTCGTCACAGGGCAGAAACGTCATACCGATTAGCCTGTGCAATCGTTCATAGATTGCTGTCTTACCAGAAGGTTTAGTATGTCGTACATTTACACGTAAATAGCCATATTCATCCTGATAGGGAGATATGCATCTACGAGTTTTGCTTGTGATTACAGTACCGTTTTTATGGATACTGTATTTCTCTGAGCCAAATAAGTTAGCTGTTACAAATCCGGAAGGAAGTGGTAACATCTCATACTTAGCATACACTTTACACATTATCTTGTTAAGGACTGGTATATTGGGTATACTGTATTTGCTTAGTAGCTCGTCTTTTGTTCTTATATGTAAATCCTTTAAAAAGGACTCAACTAGTAGTGGAGTGTTCAGAAACTTCTTGTGTAAAGTAGTTAGTGGCATTCCCTCTAGTGTTATTTCTTGCTGTAATCTTCGCTGCTGATTGTCCATTTAAACTCCTATGAAGCAATTATATATAATTGTTACTTAGTATTAGTTTAAATTAGGATGTCCCAGACAATTAAAGAAGTTATTCGACATACATTACTGTATGAAGGGGCAATTATGTCTACCCGTTTCAAGCTTAATCGTAGCTACTGTCATTGCAAGATCCCTAGCTGAATATTTACGCTTACGGATATGAGTATTTCTAGAATACTTATCATACAATTGTTGTAACTCTTCTCCATAGGCATATGTCATATCTTGTGTTTTATGTGGATCAAATAAATAGATAGCCTCATCAGCTATAATAGCTTCTGATAGTTGCTTAGTCCACTTGATTGCGTACTTAAGCTTTCTAGCTCTATCCTCATCTTTACCTGACTCAGATTTCAACTCAGTTATTTCAGGTGACTCATAATGAAACCAATTGTAGTATAATGCTAACGCACTAGACCTTGTTGATCCTTGGTTATAGCCACCTGTTACTGCTTGTATTGACTGAATAAATGGGACAACCCCACCAGATTTACCTTTATTACCTACTACTATAGAACCTTTAGCACGAATAGCGGATATATCCGTAGATAGTCCTCCACCATACTTAGATTCGTTAGCCAAGAAGTCATTAGTTGCATTTAGTGATTCAAGTCCATCTTCTGGACGTGCTAAACAGCAGCTAAAAGACTGTGCTTTAGGTCGTAATGAATTAACCATTTTTGGAGTAGCCTCTGTAACTTCATGTGAAGCTAATTGGGTATACTTTGCTATGATTGCATCAGTTCCTTCCTTCCACATTAGCTGTATAGCTACACGCATATATACGTGTTGTGGTAGTTCAAGTAATTGTGTTTTATCATGATTACAGTATTTTTGTACAAATAGATTTAGTCCACCAAATGTAAAGAGCTCATCATACGATTGAGTTATTGCTTCAGCAAGTGCTGGTACGTCTAGTTGTTCAGTTATTACTGGATCATACAAACCAACTGCTGTATTGGCTTCAATTACTTCAGAGTAATCTGGGTATTTAGCCCTTTTGACACCGATATCTTTGTGTAATTTTAGTATGTATAGTTTCTTAGCTACTTTCTCCCACTGCGGGTACATATCAGAAATCATGTTAGATGCTGTGTTTATAACCTCATCATATAATTTTGTAATATGTATTTTATTATGGATCTTAATGTTAACCGCTTGTATTAGCTGATCTGCGAATACGTGGCTTCCTTCACAGGCCCATAGAACTACCTTATATAGCTTATCATGATTATATGGTACTATAGACCCGTTACGTTTTGTCACATTATGTGACTTATTAGATACTAATTGTACCATATGTTTCTCCTTGTTTTAGCCTACTATTAGCCAGTCTTCTGCGAGTATATCACTCTGAGAAGCTAGCCAGGGTACGATAGTATTATCTACTGTTTTCATATCGATATGTGGTTGGTATGATATTTCTGTGCCTTCTGGATAAATTCCAAGTAAGGGAGCTCTATCCACTCTAAAGTTAGATCCTGGAACAAGGAATAAAAACATTCCTTTACCGTTCCAGCCATCTCTGGCTACTTTATTACCTGACTTCATTGCTTCTATAGCTTGGCCAAAATTCATGTTAAGCAGCTTAGGCATTACTATTGCCCTGCTACAATTCTCTTAAGTGGTGCACTAGGTGCAAACTTAACGACATTCTTAGGTGCTGTATCGAATGTAGCTCCGCTAGGTGCAGTCCCTTTTCTACCAGCTTGCTCTGTTACTTTGAAAGTACCAAAGTTTTGCCCAAGTGCTACATCTTGTCCTGCTTTTAAAGTTTCAGTGATTACTGTTACTAAGTGATCGAACGCTCTTGTAGCTTCCGCTTTACTGTTGAATACATCAGATTCTGCGAATCTTTCTATTAATTCTAATTTAGTCATTGTATGACTCCTTGTATAAGATTTAGTTTAAGGACTTCTCGGTCACTTATTATAATAGATGTAAACCTAGTTCCACATCAGTATACTTCTCTAAGTGCTTTGCACCTATTAGTTCTTTCTTAGCTCTGGTGGCTGCCACATAGAATAATCTAAATTCCTCCATATCTTGGGGAGTCCATTTATCCTCAGACTTAGCTAGTATTTTTGTCAAAGTTGAAGTAGTATCATACGCAATTTCAACCATATCAAACTCTAGTCCTTTACTTGAGTGTGAAGTACATAGAGTTAATTGATATGTCTTATTAGACTTCTCGTACTTTAATGCTGTTGCTTGAGCATCGATAAGTTCTCTGGGACCATGCTTGGTGAGCATATTTATAGCTGTCATAATTCCTGGATTTTCTTCATGGATATATGCTATGTATGCTAATGGTGTTGTATAGGCTTTCTGTATTTTGGCGTCCTTGAAGTAGTCTTCCACATCCTCCTGTAGAAACTTATATTGAGGATTTGCTATAAATCCACCCTTCTTCAGACCTATAAGTGCTAACGGTAATGCAAAGATTGATTTAACTGGACGTACTAAGTTATATGGCTTATCCATTAGATTTAGTTCCATCATTTTGTCAATTAATTGCCCGTTAGTACGAGATATATATGCTTTAGTTGATATAGATTTATCCTTATGGATTACTCCTTTGAAGTTCATATCGGGGTCAAATGTATCTCGTGCAAATGCTTCCATAGCTGTTGCTATATGGTCTGATACCCTAAATGATTGTGTTAGCCCCATTAGTACACCTTCACCCGCTAGCTCTATAAAACCATTTATAGTGTTATTGAATGAGTAGATGTTCTGATTTGGATCACCGACCATTACTTTCTTCTTGGCTGGTAGCTCTTTGAATATCTGTAGTGTAACTGGATTTAAATCCCCTGCTTCATCTAACATAAGTAAGTCAAACTCCTCATGTACTACATCACCATTTACTAATAGTATATGGTATAGTTTTAGATAAAACTCATGTGTACAAGTAGTCTCTCCTGCTGCCATTTCTGCTAATATATCAGTACCTATTGTCTCAAGTCTAGGTGATACATCATTTTCTTTACAGTATGCTTTAAATGTAAGATGAACAGATAAACAGAACTTGCTTATATGGTCGACTAGTTGAAGCTTATTATCATATGGTAATTTAGCTTTTATATCTCTATACCCAAAGTAGCCTACACGTAACCCGTAAGGCCTTACTGTACTAGCATATGCTAACGAGTGTGTAGTTCTACAGTCTACTGATGAAGGGAACTTCTGTGAAGCCTCTGTTGCAATAGCCTTATTATATGCTATATATAGACCATTTGAAGGCTTTAATTCCTTAACAATTTCTGTCAATGTGTGTGTCTTTCCAGACCCGCTACAAGCAGACACTTTCATGAAGTCACAAGAATCAGATGATATAATATCTACTACTGTTTGCTGCTCTTTTGTCAGTTTACTCATTATTTTGCAACCTAGTCACTTTCCCGCCTATATTGGCGAACTTACCTAAAAGAATATTCTCTGTACCGTCTCCTGAACCATTTGTTACTTTAATAACAATCTCATCTCTCTGAAGTGTTTCATTATACTCAATCGCAGCTGTGCAGCCAAGACTCCAACCATTACAGGTCGTTTGTAGCCCAGATGTCTTATGACCTATTCTAGATGCTTCACCTCTACCTCCTACTACTGTTCCTCTATATTGTGCCATAGTTAGCTCCTTTAAATAATTTACGGTGGGGTACATACTGCCTCACCAATTTTGCCTTGTCAAATCCCATATGCTGATTCATAGGATTAGAGCTATAGAGGCCTACATATTGAATTACTTTAGCTGTAAAATATATACGCATTCCCTTGTCTGCTAACCGCATAGAATCAATAGACCCTTTAGATAATGGAAGCCAAATATGATCAAAATATTCTCCATAGGCTGTTACATCAGTTAATAATATATGTCCTTTGGAGTAACGTGTTTTGGTCAATACACCTGATACCTCAACAACGCTATCTCTATATGGATATAAGGTATTACGCCTCATGTTATTGATACTATCTTGGTGTTGTTCAAGTGGTGTCCGCTTATCTACAGAATATACATAAGATTTCTTACGGTCTGATGTCCATCGTTTTCTCCATGTCTTTCCCATAGTATTCCTTAATATATATACTGAGATAATTAATAATTACCCTATATACATATTAGAGTGACCAGTGTGGGATTTTAGAAGGCTCACTGATCGATTCCTTCGTTGTTTAGCTACAGTTTATCATCTCTGGTAGACTCATTACTCAGATAGGGTTATATTATATAGATTCCTACTGATTTCTCCATACTTGTCACTATACGTGATAGATTTCATTGTCCCAAGCTGTCTTCTAAACCCTTTATGGGCTGCCCAGTCATTAAGAGGTGCTAGGTTACGATGGGACTCTGCTTTACAGATTCTACCATCATACACAGCATCTTTATGAGTGTGCCCGAAATGAGAGTATCTAGCGGTAGTATCAGAAAAAATATCCTGACAATCAACCGCCATTACTTCTCCAGCATGTGACATTTTCATGCCATCACCATGAGCAAATTGTAATAATGTTTGACCATGTTGGTGGTACTTAATAGCTGTAGGTGATATGTCTACAATTACTCTAGGTTCATTTCTGAACCAAGCAGCTATAATCTCTCGTATTGCTAGGCCTGTTACTATGTCATGATTACCTGCTATATTTACAAAGTAAACTAGCTCATGTTTTAATAGGGCTTGATCTACTGCATAGATTAAGCTGGTATATGCTGCCTTCAAGATCTTAGGGAATCTACTATCTACTGATAGTATATTACCTGAGTGAGGTGTCATATTTTTGTAGTTATCAACTTCAGTTAAGTCTCCTAAGTCAACTACTATGCCAACTGCTGAGTCTGGTGAAGTATTGAATAAATAATCATAAGCACTATTTACTGTTGATGAAGCTATGTCTAGGTCCCAATCTGTACCTGATTCTGGCTCCCACATAAGGGCTCCAAAATGGATATCATTTGAGATATACACTGTTGCTAAATCTTCTAGTGTGTTAGGGTTAACAAAAGGGACAGGTGTATGCTTATTCCTAAGTTTCTTAGCGATGGCTTTTACTGCCTTTTCTATCGCTGAGACTTTAGCTTCTACTGCTACATCTGTCTTGACCCATTGGATTTTCACATTACCATCTTGGTCATACAGGGTTGATGTACCCTTTAATTGTTCACCTAATCCAATAGTGTTACCACTATCAAGAGGGAGTAAGCCATTCTTTCTATAGCGTGCCAAGCGTGAAGTAAGTCCACTTTGCTTAAGAGGAGTTCCTACTGAATCAAAATGTTCCAGCATCTTCTTAACGTTGCAGTCATACTTTTTAGCGACTTCTATGAAAGCATCTTTCTTAAGGTAAGATATTTTATCATTACCTTTGCTCCAATGTTCTTTCTTACTCATATGAGCCTCCTAATATTGAGGATTTACACCTCTAAGGATACCTCTGTGGCTACTTTCTTGTAGGGAAAGCTGAAGCTGCGCCTTTAGGAGATGCTGTTGCTGCTGCAGGTTTAGAAGCAGAATTACCTTCAGACTTCTCTTTCTTCCACGCTTTGACATCATCTTCTGTTAAACCATCAGAGTATTTTACTTCAGAAGCGTATGCTTCATCTTTAGCTAACTGTGTGCCAGGTACCACATTCTCACCATCAGCGATTGCTAATACTTCAGATCCAGATGCACCATCATGTTGTCTGTAGAATCTCTTAACAGAAACTCTTTCTTTGATTTCACCTTTGTAAAGCTCATATCCAAATTGTACCCATACCTTAACATCTACATCTGTTAATTCTGGTAAACACATTAACTCTTTAGTTTGAGTTTTAAACTTGATTTTAGTAGGTTCTGGGTCAGATAGACCATCTTCACCTATTACAGCTGTTAATGCTTCTAAAATATCCATACCAAAGATTCTATTACCTTGAGTGTCTACTACTGTATTTCCGTATGATTGGAACTTATCTGTGATGTAGTTAACTTGAGTTGCCCCATTCTTAGTTGATGCTACTTCAACTCCCTTGATATTTATATCAAATATCCCTGATGTAGTTGCGAAATTACCAGAACCTTCCTTCGCTACGTTCTCTTTTTTTACATTTAAAAATGCCATTGTATATCCTTTAAAATATATGTATGTACGCTCCTGTAAGGAGCTAGTTGATGGTCTATTAAGACGGCCTATAAAACGAATTCAGCGGCTTCTACTTTAGCCCCTGTTAAAATTGCTAAGTGTTCATTTATGTCATATTCTTCCATTGGCACTGATGGTGCTATATCTGGAATAGTTGATCTACACGGGAATTTCATAGATTGTTGATGTACAATTAGCTTAGCTGACTTCTTCTCTATAAAGATTGCGTCATTAACACGTTGTATTCGCCACAGGTCGTTACGCTGTGACCGAGTCTATTACGACTCTGCTACATATCTCTATGCAGACTAGACTATATCTTATACGGCTGTAGGTATATTACCTACAACTAATCCTTTATACTTACCACGAGCCATGGGTTTATATCCCTTGCTTTTGGTACACAAATCACGGTATGTTCCTACAGGGACACCACAATTAATGGCGTGCTGCTGTTTCGTTACCGTATAAAAGAGGTGAGTCACCCCACCATCTGTGATGAACCAGGGCTTAAACCTTGGTGCTCTCACGAATGCGGGGCGAGTATCTGCCTTCTTGGAGGCTGAGTTACGTCTGCGAGATTCCTCAGATACGGTAACACCCTTTCTGGGGTTAACATAGTTAGGTTTCTGTGCATGTAACTTACTTGATATGGACAAATTCCGGCGGTGTTCGTCAGTGAACTTTCGAGTAGTTCCTGCTGTATCAAACCCCGTGGTTTTCTGCTGTGCTCGGTTGTAGTAGTCATCATTGACGGCTACATTGTTCAGCTTGTGTAAAAGTATCTCATGGGCTATAGCAGCCTCCCTAGTGGGATGTTCTGCTAATATTAATTTACGATGAGTGCTCTGTACATCCTCAGGTAAGTGTTTGCTACTCCCCCAGTAGTCAGTATCCTCCGTAGGAATACGCTCAGATGATCGTACACCTATATATCTCATAATTGTGTGTTTGTGTTGTATAATGTAAGTGTAATGATACATATAGATCCTTTACGAGATTATAGTATCATTCACCTTGGATAGAACTTACGTTCCGTATTTCCCTGTTTCCACCTACTTAGGTGTACTCCGATGTCTCGGATAGTCGTTGAACCCGCACCTGTACGGTGCTCGGCTGCTGATTGTCTTATAAGTACAGATTGTCAGACATTCATATACTGCTTTCGCATATATTGTAGTTCTGTACCCTTCAAGAGATCCCAGCAATTAAGGGAATTTTCATAAACTTGTGTTTATGCAGCTATTTTATTAACCGACATCCAAGATCCTGCTTTAGCAAACTGACCAGATGCTGGAATTATGTGTCTGCTAGTATCTGCATCATACATTGTATGTGCTACGATTACTACATTTACACCATTTGCTATAAGAGTGTCTTCTATATATGCGTTAAGTGCTAATGTGTCCTTGTTGTTATTTGAGTGAATCTCAAACCCTTTGAATTTCTCTGCATTGTAATACTGCATTGCTGAGTAAAATTGAGTTACTGTATCAAGTACGATTGTTTCTGGTAAAGATCCAAATTTCTCTTGATATAGCCCTACTTTCTCATTAAGCATATTAATTAGTGGAGTGATTCCTTCGAACTCAGGTACGTTTACATGTGGTACCTTAAATCCATATTCTTTTCTGTCAAAGTTGACAACTAATGCATTATGAATACCAGATGTGATAGTCGATTTACCACATGATTCATACGCACATACAAGTAGCTTTACTGCTTTGCTCATATGAGTCCTTTATAATAAGATTTAGTTTAAGGACATTGCGGTCTCTGTACTACTTTTTTGTTGGAAAGGCTGTAGTTGGGCCTGTACTCTTTAACCTATAGTCTTGTGCTAATAAATATCTTAACTCTGGAGTTGATTTATACTTAGCTACTGATTCTGAGATTAGGGATAGTAATGAGCCTATAAACATATGATTATCGTTCGTATAAGGCTCTCTAAAGACAAAAGTCCTAACAGGTAAAGTCTTAGTTGGCCTAGTTACAAAAGCTAGTTCTATGCCAGTTATAGGGTGTCCTGCCTCCTTTAACATCCATGCGTATGTGTAAGCTTGTAGCTTATACTCATATGTAATCCCTGAAGGTTTCTTAGATGCTGTTTTGTAGTCCCTTACAATTAAACCTGCTGGATTAGCGGGATCTACTATAAGGGCATCATATGTACCACCTACATATACATTATCTACTAATTTCTTAAAGATAAACTTTTCTGTAGAGTGTATCTGAGTGCCATCTAGTATAGTATCTGATACTAAGGCTGATGCCATATCAAACCATAATGATCTGATTTCATTTTTATCTACATTAGGATCTTTTATAGTTGCTAGGAAATCTTCTACATCCTTTTCAAATGTAGTAGTATCTCCCTCATTACCAGACACTTCAGCACAGTGATGTACTATAGTCCCTAAGTGAGTTGATGTAGAGCCTTGAAATACTTTCTCATTCCCTTCTACCTCCTCATTATACCATTGGCTAGTTGCTGTAAAGAATTTAGCAATAGATGATGGTGAAATCTTCATCACATCTTCAGTGCCAGCATCTTTTTGTATCTCTGGGATACCATCATAATAGTCTTCTATTTTAGCCATGCTATTTTCCTAATAGTCTGTTTGGTACTACGTAGAAGGGTCTTTTCTTCATAGATCCAGTTGAATGGATAGCTAATTTCGGTATCTCAGCACCCTTCATTAATGTGTATAGATCTGATAAATTATTCCTAATATACCCTATAAGATGAGTTGTTGAACATCCTATAACTTCTGCTAAATTAGATACTCTTAACTGAGCTGATACTTTTTTATTGCCTTCAGTTCTACTGATTAGCTTTTTCTCAATAGCGTCATTAAGTGTTGTTACCTTATTTGCTTGCTTGTCCTCTACTGTTGCTACTGATGGAGTCTCAATAGATTTAGATGCAGTATTCTCTTTTATCTCATCAATTAATTCAGTAAAACAAGGGATTGTCTCACTGTCATGAATTGACAATGCTGTGGCATGTAAAGCTGTCTTAGGATCCGCTTCATAGGGTTTCTTAGTAGCTTTATTTGGGATAGCTATATTATCTGTATCTTGCGTTGTTGCTAATGTTTTATCAGATTCACTGTGCTTGAAAGCCATTGAGTCTCTAAGGATAGAATATGCGTGAGCTAACTGTAGTAGCTCTGTAGCATTTCTCTCCCTCATTATTAATTTTATTATGTGTTGTTGCATTGTACCCTCCTTGGGTCTTGTTTTGGTTCTGTTTCGTTAATAATAACTGTAACACCTTCATGGTCAGCCCATGGATCTGCTGTAAATTGTATTGACTGAATATACGTAATTGTGTCATCAGGTATGCCACCTTGTTGCACTAATACATCACTAAAGACCTTATCCACCATAGAAAGAAGATTTGATAGATCTATATTCTTAGGTGATGAGTCTCTATATGGATCCGCCTTAATTGGTTTACCTTTTGTTGGAAGCGTGTGTAGTATATACTGTATAGATATACAATTAAATACTTCCTTAGGTGATGATTCATACAAAGCTTTGGCACATAGCTCACCATATACTCGCTTGAATGCAGATTGTTGCCTATAGTGCGCATTACGGAATACATTCATAGTCATTAGAGCACCACTCTTCTTCTTATAGAATGGAAGTGGGAGCTTTACTATTAATGAGTGCATTAGAACTCCTTAATCTGTCGTTCTAGTGCTTCAAGTCTATGAGGTGGGAAGGGGCTATCCCAATATTCAGAGATCTCATGGATTAGAGATACTATTTCTTCGTATGTTGCTCCTAGTTGATGAGCTTTCCATGCAGCTCCATATAGTTTTCTAGATCCCTCACCATGGTTAGCGTTAAATGCTGCCTCGAAAGTTGTATAATGTTGACTAAGTGCTGCTGCTCTTTCTTTAGGTGTCATTGGCTTTTCTGGAGTAGCTTCCTGTGCTTGAGATGTAGCATACATTATATGGTTCTTAATCTCTATAGGTGACTGATCTGTAACTGATAGTACATCTCTGCCATTATATCCAAAGAATATCTGTGATTGAGGTAATTTATCAATTGGGATTTGTAAGAAATTACTCAATGATTGAATGAAGTATTTCCATATAGAGGCATTAACATCTACTGAAGCATCTAACTGGATGATTACTCTATATTTCTTGGGATTATTCTTGTCTGATGTTCTAGCTATGTGGTGGTTGATATCACCTAACATAAAATGCATCTCTTCATCAGTAAGTGGTGTGTCATCTACGTCAAAACATACCCAAGTTGTACCACTAGCTATATTCTCTCTTCCTCTAATACCATCTTTTAATTTAAATGGTGTAAAAGCTAGGTCTATTGCTAATAGATTAGAAAGCTCTGGGAATGATGATTCTGCATATGTATAGCCTGTTGCTGTTTGAGATGCCACTATGCCTTTAAGTCTAGTAATCTCCTCCTTACTTGCACCTGATTCTATAGCTTCTATCACCTTAGAATTATCTATTGGTAAGAATGAAGCACCTATTACATCTGTACGAATTATCTGTTCATAACATATTACATTCTTATCTATAGTGTATATACCGTCAGGATCATATGATGATGCTAAATCAATCAGTGTCTTCATTGCTGATGTTGGATTAGACGTAGAAGGTATATATTGCAGCTTCTTTAATAAGTGAAGTGTTATAGATGATTTGCCTGTCTTATCCGCTCTTAGTTTCATATAGTCACAGAATACTTCATATTTCTCCTTAACTAATTCCTCTTCAAATTTTCTCATATCACCATCTATAAGTTCTACATATGATATAGCATGAATTAAGTCTTGCTTAGTGATTGTGTCTCCACATTCAAATATAGCGAATGCTCCTGCTAATTTTAGAGCTTTCCAATGTGCATGCTTACGAACTATCATAGATATTGGATATTTCTTATCAATGTTACATGACATCTCTGTATTATACCGTTGATATATATCATATATATCCATCGCATCATCATCAAGAGTTAATAATAATGGATCACTATCTGATAAGTTACAATTTGCTATTGTCTCTGATAAAGTATTTACTACTTCTGCAGATCTCATAGCTGTTTCCTGTGCCTTTCTTTCTGCATCTAGCATTCTCTTGATTGTATCTGCTGGTGTATCACCTTCTTGTTTATAGTTTGTTGGGATAACCTCTTCTGGAGTAAAGCTAAAGAATGATCGTCTAGCTAATTTTGTTGAAAATTCTTTCTTAAATAAAGATTTAATCTTATCATCGAATAATAAATTTTCATGAGATCCTATAAATAAAGCGGATACTGCTAAGTTCTTGATTTCTGGAGTTTGCGCTTCCTTATTCTTAAGTGGCTTAGCTTCTTTATATCCTACATCATATAATTCGGACATAATCCGTATAGACGGGATCATGTCTGCATTGGTTTCCATTTCTGCGTTTATATTCAACACAACTCGTTAGGTTGTGCCCGTTACTCAGTGAGTAACTGCTGTATGTCTCCATACAGACTAGACTATATCTTTACCAGCAGTTAAGCAGTTACATATAGAAATAGGTTTATTAGATATTAAGATTGGGTGTGAGATGGTACGTAAAGAGTTGCAACTAGTACACCTCATGTACCATCTTACTTGTTGAGTGGTATCGCCTACTGAAACAAAAGAGTGATCTCCAATAAATAGCCAGCCGTTACGGATAGTAGTTAAGTACTTATCTCGTGCTGATGATAGACGTTTGAGCGTCATATCATTGGCTCTACATAGTTTGCACTTAGTAGCTTTGTTATCGTAATTCTCTTTTGTAGGTAGTAGACGAGTAGCTTCAATTACTTGTTCAGTTCCACACTTACATTTACATGTAAAGGCAGGTCTAATGTGTGTGGGTGATACTTCCACACGTCCCAAGTAGTTGATGATAGTCCAGCTGTTGATTGTGTTACCGACCAATGCACTGTACTTATCCCGCATAAGAGTTATCTGTAACTCAGCGTTCTTGTCGCCACCTTCCTTAGCTGCTTGAGACATTCGACCCATAGATACAGCATGGTCAGTATTCTCTTTGTATGTGCACCATTCAAGATTAGATACACGATTATCATGTCGTATGCAATTCTTGTGGTTTACTAGAGGCTTATCTGCTATATTAGGGATAAATGTTTTAGCAACTATTCTATGTACTTGTTCACGTAATACATCAACGCCATTACGTAGCGTAATTCGTCTGTATGTACTAGTTTTGCTTTCCAATAATTTCCATTCTTGTTTTTTATACCGAGACTGTATTCTACCTAAAGTAGATACTTTATAGTCTGGATAGTTATCTATTAATTTCCATATTTCTTTCATCTTCATCCCTTATACGTAAGTATAACGTAAAGATGATTTTGTATTTCTTAACTGGTATGGTATCTTCCATTTCCACTCACTTGAGTGTACTCCCACTTCTGGGATAGTCGTTGAACGTGCTCCATTAAAGGAGATTCGCTGCTGATTGTGCATATATATTAGATTTTCAGGGTTCGCTACCTACTTTCGTGGTAGTATCCTACTAATATCTTAACTGCAGTTTCCAGCAATTAGAAAGATTATTCGATACGTATTTCTACGTAAAGGGACTAAAGTGTTTGCCTATGTGCTATTACTACTATCGTTTGTTTATTATCATCATAGTAATAGTTATTATAAGTTTCACTTATGTTTATCCAAGTTCACCTGTATAGAGGAATCCTGCACCAACTGGTAGTGATTCTATATCAGCCAGATGGTCTAGATAGGCAGCTGAATTTGTCATTGCTGCAAATAATGGTGCAGGTTTTCTGAAGAAGTCCTTATGCCTATCCCATCTCTCTGGGTCCTCTACGCCTTCATCCTTGGCCTTTTGTATAGCTAATTTAGTAGCTAGTTTATTTCTATGAGCATCTATTTTAGCATATCCTTTACTTAGTGCGGATCTAATAGCTTTTACTGTTCTATCTTTATTAGCACCAGAAGCTGCTAATACAAATGATATAGAGTTAATTGGTATTGCTGTCTTATCTGCAGGTAATTTTATATACCTTCTGAATTGAGATGCATACAACATTAGCTCTGATACTGCTACTGATAGTTTCATTGAGTAGGTGACATCACCTGTAACAGCGTCTGTCATATTAATTAAATGTGGAGAGATCTCTCCTTTAAACACTCCCTCTGATGAGAGATGTGTTCGTAGTGTGTCTAACATGTGGTTTCCTTTATGTTGGTCTTATTGAATACTTTTTTTTTCTTTTCTGGATTTTGAATGCATGTCCTGTATCTAGTATCACGCAAACGAAGTGTGCGTGATACTAGATTGAGTATAAGGTTTCATAATTGATAACAGGGACGCTTCGTCTCCATACCCTATACTCGCTAGTATCTATTCAATTTTTTTTTTTATAGTTGTATTTGGCCCTGTAAGTTTTTAGGCAATCTACATTGCTGCCATCCTCTAAGACCACCTAATGCATGACCTTTTTGAGGGTCATACTCGGTAAGTTTAGCTACTGCCCTAACTTTCCTATTTGTTTTTCTTGTAGCTTGTATGTGTGATTCATATACATTTACACCTAATACACGTCTTGCCCCATATTTGGTAAACCGCACTCTTGTTTTATTAGGATTGATTGTAAACCCATATTGACTACATGCTCGTTTCACTACCCTGGAAATTTCAGATTGAACTCTTCTTTCAGTTGAATTGTAACTTATCTGGATATCATCTGCGTATATAGTGAACGCATAGTTGTTTTCTCCTAGTAATATGTCTAAATTTAGGACAATCATCTTAACGGCTGGTATCAAAGCTATATTAGCTAATGTAGGACTAGTAGGAAACCCCTGAGCAGCATACCCTTCTCTATGGAAAAGATATGTTGTTTGGCTTTCTGATAATTCTACACCTGCCTCTTTTACATGTTTATATGTTACTGTGTCAAAGAAGTTAGATAAATCAAACATTACAGTTGCTTCATATCCAATATGTTCAGTAGCTGCTGTTATACAATTTCTATCCTCGATAAAACCATGGTAGTGTGAGAATAGTTCCCCAGCGGTCATCTGAAACTTATATGATAACTCTCGTAGTTGCTTGCGTTGGAACTTTTTAAGCTCGTCATCAGGAGCTACTATCTTGCGAAGTTTCCCCGATTTTTTCCTGATTGTGAATTCTTGGTAATCCATTATTACTCCTTAACTACTCCATATGGAGTACAGTCTCTAAAATTTCTAAATACTGGTTTAAGAGGCTTACCATCTTTAGACAGCATCTCATACTCAACAGTCCCCCATCTACCAATATACTCAGCAGCATTAAAGGCTATTTGTTGTAATAGCTCTCTTTCACCTTTTGGCTTAGCTTTGAATTGTTTACCTGTTGCGGTCTGCATTATCCATACTGGGCACTTATTTTTGTCTATCTCATACCCAACTATCTCAAACTCTGCGTCTAATACTGGTTTGTACTTCCAGATGTCAGATGCTCGTTGATTGTGTACGTAGATGTTATCAGGAGAGTAGATTACTGTGCCCTCTAATCCCTCAACAAGGCATTTCTTATAATGTGCTTCAATGTCTTCTAGTGTATCACACACAACTCCACGAGCTACCTGAACATATGTAGTATCTACTACTTCATTCATCATTTCTCTTCTAATACTATACACACTATTTTTATCACATATGTCAAATACCTTAGCTACTAATTTAGTAGATAGTTCCTTAGGTTTAGTGACTGCTGATTGAATATCTTGCAGATGTTCTCCATGTTTATATAGTTCTACATTGATTTCTTTTGAGCCGACAGTATCCATGAAAGCCTTGATATCCGCTTCTAGGTGTGGGATAGGAGGTCTGGCATCACCACCACGACTCCATAGAGATATCCTCCCATAATCATCCATTCGGTAGATTATGTTAATACCATTGTATTTAGGAGTTGAGATATGCCCAGCCTTGAAACGCTTAGGTTCCCATTTGCCTACTTTACGTGGGAGTTGTACTGTTACTGGAGCTGATATATCTTCAGAATACCCAGATTTAACTTTCTTATCCCATTTGGCCTGAGCTTCTTTCTCTGCCTGCTCTATACCCGTAGTTTCATTGGAGCGTCCTACATTTTTAGGTTCACAAGGTGTATGTTCAAACTGCATCTTGCCATTTAGTTGGCCATACTCAGTCTCAATAATATCCTTTACTGTAGATATTTTACATACTTGTACCTTACCAGTTTTAGTTGTTTTATATAAAGTAGGAAGTATCATTATCTTGTACCTGGTACTATAACTTTATCTATGATAGATTTAGCTAATTCTACTTCATCTAGACCTACTGGTACTATAGCATGTGATAACTCTACAGGTGTACCATAGCCACTTGCTAAGTCATTCTTATATAAGTCCTCAAGTACTGCGAAGAAAAACTTACGAAGTAATCTGTCGTTAAGTACTGAGCTCATTGTCTCGATAGTTTTTGTATCTTTATGTGAGAATAGTGGGATAAGTGCTAGATAGTTAGGTTTACCACTACCTTCATTACATCCTTCATCTGGAAATACTAAAGTTATCTTACAGTAGTAATGTTCCTGTTCAAGTAGTTCAACAGTTGCTAGTATCTTAGCCATATTCTCAGTAACTTCTTCGTTTGTTATTCCTGAATGGTATGAAACTGATATATATAATTCATAGAAATAATTTGTATATGATTCAGTTGGAACTAAGCAGCACATAGGATCCTCAGCTATGACCTTAGCTACGTCCCATATCTCTCCTTCTACAGCATATTCATATGATTCATAAACAGTATCAGAGATAAGTCCTCTCTTAAGTAGATTTTCTTTAACTCTATTCTTGATGATCTGATAGTCACCCTGACTCATAGTAGCTGTTCCTTCCAAAAGCTCCTTTAGTGCAGCAGCATAACTAATTCCACACTTAGTATCCTGCTTTTGTGTTAGAGTTGCTACATGTGATTTAAAGTGCTGTAGATTACGGTACTCATGTACTGTAGTATTGTTCATATTCATTTCATCATGCCATTCTTTAGGGTGTATATCCATTAGAGGTGCATCAGTTATGAATTCTTTTTTGTTTTGTATTATTTCCATAATATCTCCTTATTTGCCTTTTGCTATTTTCTCCCAAAATCGGTCGAATATCTCTGCATCAATTTGTGTCTTAGCCGCTTCACGTGCTCTATGTTCTTCTTCCTTACGTACCTGCTCATTCGCTTCCTGTATTTCCTTATACTTTTGTCTAAATGTGTTTCGTAAGTTTTTATCTGTGTTAAATACTACTTTCTCTATCGGGCTTTCATCCAACCCAAGTTCGTATAGTTTTTGTACTCTGATGGCATCCCTCATAGTAACTTGTATAGAGCTTCCTTGGCTCTTTAAGATAGATC